ATGGACAAAATCAAAGGTAAGATGTCTATAAAAAAATAATCACAAAAATTTCCACTCTATTTTTATGGTGTCATTGTATAGAGTTACCTTGTCGATAAGGGCATTCACTATGAGTTTCTTATCATCCTGAGTGCCATTCTCAAAGGTATCTCTTGCAATCTTTAAAGAGTCTATTATTTGGCTCTTAACTGCTTTTCTTGGCTTGATGTTTACCTTTTCAAGCTCATTCTTTTTCCTTTTCAATGTGTTAATCTTCTTTGCCAATTCCTCTACGTTATCGCCGCAGATAGCGTAGAGGTCTATAAGGCGGTCTATCTGTTTTGAGATTTTATCTATTTCTTTAGAATTATCTGGTATAATTTCATTTTTTGACTCAAATTTTACATTTTCGAGCTTTATTTTTAAGATTTCACTTATTATTATTTGATCTATTTCACTTTCTATTTGAGGTTTCAATTCGCATTTTGAATCCAGCTTATCAAGTGAAGAGGTGTCTTTACTTCCACAGCGATAATAGCCATACTTTTTAGTCTTGGTGACAGATGCACAAGAACGAACACGATTACCACAATAACCACAATAGCATATCCCTGTTAAGAGGTGTTTTGCTGTGGGGGTCTTTTTACCCTTCTTATGATCTTCCAACATGACCTGAACTTTATCGAAAGTATCTAAATCAATAATCGGCTCATGTTGTCCTTTATATTCCCCAATCATGCCAATATAGACTTTGTTACTTAGGATTCTGCGAACAGTGCCTACATAATTCCATGAGGTGTAGCGAGTGGTATAATGTGATTGCAAATACCTTGCGATATCCCTTATTGATGTGCCTTGCAAGTACATCTCGTAAATCTGTTTTACCTGGAATGCCTCATCATTCGGAATCAGTATGCCATCTTTATAGTCGTAGCCATGAGGGATATTTACACCACCATGCCATAAGCCTTTTTTCTTGCGCCCTTCCTTGCCCATCTTCATACGTTCTTTAATCTGTGAACGTTCAAGCTGCGCAAATGCAGACAGTATTCCTACCATTGCAATTCCGATAGGGGTAGTAGTATCAAATGATTCTTGCATGGAAACAAACGAACAGCCATGAGGGGCAAATACATCTTGAATAAGATAGAGAGTGTCTTTTTGTGAGCGTGATAATCTGTCTAATTTATTCACAAGGACAATATCATAGTTATCTATTTCGGATATCATCTCTTTTAGGGCGGGGCGGTCAAGGTTACTGCCTGTGTAGCCGCCATCGGTATAAATCTTTACTAAATCCCAATCTTTAGATACGCAATAGGCTTTTACACGTTCTTCTTGTTCCGGCAAAGAATATCCTTTATCGGCTTGTTTATCTGTGGAAACTCTTATATAAGCGCAAACATTCATTTTGATAACCCCTCATTATAATTTAAAAGTCTTTTAACCATACCTTTTTCAACATCTGATAACTTGCGGTAACATTCAATAATGTGCTTTTCTTCATCGGAAAGCTCATTGCCATCAGACGTATTATCCCATCCCATAAGAACATATGGAGTAGTTTCTAATGCGTTGGCAAATTTCTTGACCCTGGTAGTTGTTAAATCTTCTAAGTCTTTTTCAACATTAGAAATAGCGGTGCGGCTTGTATAGCCCATCCGTTTGGCAAGCTCATCCTGAGTTAGATTTAATTCTTTGCGTCTTTTTCTGATTCGTTCTCCAACTGTCATAGCACAAAACCCTCTTATTACTCTAATCTTATAAAATAACTAATGATATGTCAATGTATAGGTTGACAAAACAACATAATGGGGATATTATAAAAAAGTCAGTTATAACTGACAATCCAAAATGAAAGGAGTTGAATCATGGAAACAGTACATGAGCCTTTAGTAGATGTTGAGCTGCTTGAGAGTTACATTAAGGGTAGTGGCTATAGAGTAGATTTCATCGTTAGCCAGGTGGGAATATCTAGACAGGCTTTTGATAAGAAGCGCAAAGGCAGATATGCTTTCAGGACTTCGGAGATATATGTCCTTTGTGATTTGTTGAATATTCCCAATGAGGACAAGAAGAAAATTTTTTATCCTCAAACGACAGTTATAAGTGACGGAGAAGATACATGAAGCGTGACAACTACCCAAGAACGATATATGCGATAAAGCATAATGTCACAGGAAAAGTTTATATCGGAAGTAGCGTTAATATTTCAGAAAGATACTATGCGCACATCTGCTTACTTAGAAAAGGTAAGCATAGTGCAAAGCTGATGCAAAAAGATTTCGACAAATATGGAGAAGACTACACTGTCTATAAAATCGGCACGATCAAGGATGAAAGCGAAAAAGATTTAGAGTATCAAAAGATGCTTGAATACGACACTATAAATCCTGAACATGGCTATAATCAAGGCGATTTCAAGATGCGTAGTAGAAGAAGAAATATATCTATGACGATTAGCGAAAACAACAATGAATTGATTCGATATGGAGAAATAAAATGAGAGCAAAAACTTATGTAAGAAAGTACTTATCAGAAATGCCTATATCATACGACATGTCTAAGAAAGATTTGAAAGATTTTCTCAGAGGCGTAGCAGACGGAGATGAAGGGGCTGAAAATCTCATTCTTGAGGTTGGCATATCAGAAATAACCCACAGATTTTTGAAAGATGGATTCGACTAATGAAAGTAATTAACCTAGATCAATCTGGAAAAGAAATAAACCTGACGAGAGTAAAACTACCGATAACGACTCAGGTATATGAGGTTATAAAGGGGATATATGCGAGGAATAGTAACAAAGATAATCAAGAAGAAAAGAAACAAGAATGATTACGGATTCATTGATGCCTACGATGGGGAAACATACTTCTTTTTGCTGAAATACCTTAAAGGAGATGTAAGAGTAGGTCAGGAAGTGTTCTTTACAGGGAGTGAAAATGAAAAAGGTTTCTTTGCCAAAGATGTACACCCGATTGGTGAGTGAAGTTTTATTACTTTCCTTGTCTGCTTTGATGGTGTTGGCAGCAAAAGACGTGAGGGCTAATGATTCTCTTATACCAAAATCTATCGAGGGGGGGATGAAACAAGTCTATTGTCTGTCTGATAAGGATTTCCAACAACTTTACTCATTAAAAGAACAGCCAATAAATGACACTTGCCCTTGTTTTACATATGAAGAGTGTCAGATACTTATGAAGATTGCCCGTAGCGAGGGTGGCACAGACTTAAAAGCACAAGCACTTATCATGCGAGTTGTTTTAAACAGAATTGCAAGTGATGATTTTCCTAACACGATTAAAGGGGTCGTTTTTGAAGATAATCAATTTTCGGCGGTGAGTGATGGTAATTATGACAGCGCAGATGTAAATGCAAACAGCCACTTAGCACTTGCAGAGATAGAAAAGGGATGGGATGAATCAGACGGGGCGTTATATTTTGAGGCAACATGGCTTGAAGATAGCTGGCAATCACAGAATAAGGAATTTTTATTCGAGTATTCAGGCACAAGATACTATAAATGAGAGAAGGCGCATAGGTTTAACCCTACACGCCTTGAGGTCAAAAGTCATGGTTGACTCTTAACGTATTTAATTATAAGAGAGGTGAGATAAAATGTCAAATCTCACTTAAACAATATAATCAAAACAGAAAGGAATTAAGTTATGTCAGAAGAATTTATGAGAGAAGTAGAAATCAATGGAGTAAAGGTAGAAGTTGATATGCGCTATGCAAGGCGTATTGATACTTTCAAAGTTGGCGATAATGTCAAGATTCTTAAGAAAGGCGATAAGAACTCATCGTATAACAGCGAAGATAAAGTATTTCCTGGTATGATTGTTGATTTTGCCAACTTCAAGGAACTTCCTACTTTGGTTATTGCTTACTTTGATGATTCGTCATGGTCTAGCACACCTGATATCAGATTCATTTATTGGAATGCGGAACTTAATGGCTATGACATTGTTTGCTGCGATGAGAATGAGCTTAAGGTTTCCGGCGATAGTATTGCTCAGAAGTTTGAAACTGCAATCCTCAAGAAGAGAACAGAGCTTGATGAGATTATTGCTAAGAGAGATTACTTTATGGAGCATTTTGTACCTAAGAAGGGAGAAGAGTGATGGCAAACGAGATTCAGGTAGCACAGAAACAGGGCATCAATGCATATCTTCAATCCGATGCGGTAAAGAACAATATCATGTCTGTTGTCGGAAAGGAAGAATCACAGAGATTCATTTCGAGCGTGGTTAGCGCAGTTCAGACAAATCCGCAGCTGGCAGAGTGCAGTAATTCAAGCATTTTGTCTGCGGCTCTTTTGGGGCACAGCTTAAAACTGCCTCAATCCCCACAGTTGCAGATGTTTTATCTTGTGCCATTCAACAATAAAAAGAAGATCAAGGACGAGAACGGCAGAGAAAAAGAAGTAAAGGTTAAAGAGGCTGTTTTTCAACTGTCATATCGTGGTTATCTACAGTTGGCAATGCGTAGCGGTCAGTATCGCCGTATTCATGCCTGTGATATCCGTGAGGGCGAGTTGAAATCATACAATCCCATCACGGAAGAGTATGTGTTTGATGCTATCACAGATTATGAGAAGAGAAAGAATCTCCCTGTTGTCGGCTATTATGCATACTTTGAAATGACTAATGGCTATATCAAGCAACTCTATTGGTCTAAAGAGCAGATGGAATCACACGCCAAGAAGTATTCTGCATCATATCGTCAGGGATGGAGTAGTTCATTCTGGACAAGTGACTTTGACGCAATGGCTCTTAAGACAATGATTCGTCAGCTTATCAGCAAGTGGGGCATGATGAGTGTTGATATGGAAACAGCTTATCAGAATGATATGGCAGTACAAGACGAGAACGGAAATCCTGTTTATATCGACAATGTTCCTGATGAACCGGAAAAGGCAGTTGATGTCATGGCTGATGTAGTAGACGTACAAGCAGAGGTAGTAGAGAATGCCGAGAGTTAAAACAGAGGATATGATTGGCAAAAGGTACGGCAAATTAACCGTACTTTGCATAGATCATTATAAGTTGGATAAGGATGGATATAAAAGATATTTCCTTAAATGCAAATGTGATTGTGGCAATGAAAAGGTGATACTTGCTTATTCACTTACTCAAGGTTTGACTACGAGTTGCGGTTGTTATCAAAAGGTGGCTGCTAGTGATGCTAGGACAACGCATGGGATAAGTAATTCACGCATATACCATATTTTTCATGATATGCACAGAAGATGCGAAGATCCACAAAGACGTTCTTATGAGCGTTATGGTGCAAGGGGAATAACAGTTTGTCCTGAGTGGTCTGGTGACGAAGGATTAACAAATTTTGTTCAATGGTCTATGACAAATGGTTATACCAATGATTTGACTATAGATCGAATTGATAATGATAAGGGCTATTCGCCGGAAAATTGCAGATGGGTTGATTATTTAACTCAAGCAAACAATTCTAGTTGGAATAAACGAGTAACCTTTAATGGAGAAAATCACACTTTGGCAGAATGGGGAAGATTGCGTGGGTTAAAGCCATCTTGTATAGGAAATAGGCTTAGAAATGGTTGGAGTGTTGGTGAATCATTAGGCTTTGAAAAACACACAACGCACCATAAAGACGAAGTTCTTTATACCATCAATGGGGAAACTCATAACATCAGAGAATGGTGCAGAATCAGAAAACTCTCTGTTGATACTGTTAGATATAGAAGAGAACACAACTGGACACCAGAAGAAATATTTGGTTTTAAGGAGCATGTAAATGGAACTTAACGAGCAGAATTATTATTCGGCAGAAATGAACATGGAGTACGTTAGTGCTTCGCAGTACAAGATGTTTTTTAATCCTTACAAGGATTGTTGTGAAGCAGCGGCATTGGCTGAGATAAAAGGCGAGTTTGAAAGACCTGTGACCGATTCACTTCTTATTGGAAGTTATGTTGATGAAGCCTTAACCGGGGACTTAGATAGATTTGTCAAAGAACATCCAGAACTTATCTCCACAAGGGGTGAATCAAAAGGTGAACTTAAAGCTACATATAAACAGGCTGAGAAGATGATAGCAAGGGCAAAAGCAGATGCCTTATTTATGAATTACGTTACAGGTGGTAAACATCAGGTAATAATGACCGGGGTTGTAGAGTCCGTCCCTGTGAAAATTAAGATAGACCACGTAGCTTACAAGAATGGCAATCCTGTTGCTCTTGTAGACTTAAAAACTGTTAAGAGCATGTATGAAACTTTTAGGGTTAAGGATAGCGGAGAGTATCTAAGTTGGGCAGAAAGGTGGATGTATGATCTTCAAGGTTGTGTCTATCAGGAGATATATTACCAGAATACAGGCTTAAAACTTCCGTTTTACTTAGCCGCTATCAGCAAAGATAAAACCGACAATGTGGCACATCCAAGATTGAAAATCATTCAGATACCACAGACCAAGATGGATGAGCGAATGGTTGAGTTTAAGCGGAATATTAGCAAGATTCAAGCCTTAAAAGAAGGGAAAATTGAGCCTATTGCCTGTGGCAAATGTGACTATTGCGCAGATACTTTACCATGTGAAGTTATTTCACTAGATCAATTGATGTTAGAGGTGTGATATGGCAGAACCGAAATCAATTATTACCAAATGGATGCAGTATTGTATGGTGTGTGGAAAGCCAAGAGAACATGTTCATCATGCACTGTACAATACCGGGAAACGTAAACTAGCGGATAGTGACTCGCTTCTTATGCCACTTTGTATGTATCACCATGAAGATTCTAAGAATGGTGTACATAACAATGCCGGGATGAAAGCATTTAGTCAGGCGTTAGCACAGGTATGTTGGCAGAGACAATATCTTGCCGAGAAATTATCTGAGTGTGATGAACTAGGACATCAGAGTGCAGAGGATTGGATTGAGGAATCAGCCAATGCTTTCAAAAACAGATACGGAGAATACTACCTATGAAAGATTTGGAACTTATAGCAAGTACAACAGTAGATCAGCTTATCAGGATAAAGGACAGGCATAGAGATATTCTGATGGCAGATGAAATCAACACCATCAACAGGGCTTGCAACCTTTTGTATAAGAACCGCAAGGAGCTGAAATACAGTGATAGCAATTAAGGAAATGACAATGCCTGAAAATTGTGCACATTGCCCTCTTTTACGGACAGATTACAAAGGATGGCATTGTAATACCAAAGCAGGAGAAAATAAGCGGATATGCCAAGATAGTCTTTATTTTTCACAAAGACCAAAATGGTGTCCGCTAACAGAGGTGACAGATAATGGTTAAAGCAGATTTTAAAAATGAAATCATCGAGTTGGATGGTGATTTAGATGAATTGTGGAAAGACATATACGAAATCCTTTCGTGCATATATTCCTTAACTGAATTTTGTGAAGGTAAAAGGTCTTTGAGTGAGCATCAACAAACCATCGAAGAAAAATACAGAGAAGAAAGACCTGAACTACTCAAAGGATTGTTTGAGGTTGAACATGATAATTTGATACAGGAGCAGAATGATTTACTTTATAACGGATAATAATGGATTTATTAAAATTGGCGTAACTGATGATTTGGAAGCGCGACTCAAACAATTACAGACAGGGAATCCTCATAGGCTATCAGTTATAAGAACAATCAGCACAAGACAAATACGGAAATATACCGATTACGAAGTGGAGAATGCATTGCATTTTCATTTCCGTAAATATAATGCTGATAAAGAAAACAATAATTCAGAGTGGTTTGAGAGTGTGCCAGTTCTTAAATTATTGAAATTGAATGATGAGGAATTAAATCAATGGCTTAATTCTGAACTGAAATATCATGGAAATGAATATCAAACAGTTAGGAAAGCAATTTATGCGAAGACTCATTCACAATCAAATGAAGACAGGCTAAAAAATCTACTAAAAAAGAAAAACAATGAGATACGAAGCCTTAAAGCAAAAATAGATTCTCTTGAAAAAGCAAAAGAATCATTGGCCTTGAATAGATTTAGGGGGAGGCAAATATGAAAAATTGGGAAACAGTTAATCAATTACGAAAAAGGACATCATTAAGTCGAAATATGGTGATGCGCTTATTTGATAAACCAGGTATATCTGTAAGAATTGGAAGAATTATTAGATTTGATTCTGATGGAGTTGACGCATTATTAAAAGAAATGTCCGGCGAAGGGATTTTAACAGATGAGCAAACATGAATTAAGTGAATTGCAACAACTACAAGCACTCCCACTTAATGAAAAGATTGAGCGAACTAAAGTAAGAATAAAACAATGGGTAGAATATTGGGGATTAGATCATGTGTATCTGAGCTTTAGCGGTGGAAAAGATAGCACAGTATTACTTGATATCGCAAGGTCAATGTACCCCGATATGAAAGCAGTATTTCTTGATACATCGCTTGAATTTCCAGAGCTGCGAGAATTTGTTAGCACTTTTGACAATGTAGAGTTTTTGAAACCACCGATGAACTTTAGACAGGTAATCGAGAAATACGGATATCCTGTGATTTCAAAAGAAGTATCAGAATGTGTGATGGGCGCAAAAATTTACTTGACAAAGCTCATGGAAGAACGACAATCGCTTAGAGCAGAGCAGAGCAGAGCAGAGCAGAGCAGAGCAGAGCAGAGCAGAGCAGAGCAGAGTTGCCTTATGCGCAATTCTATAGAAAACTTTGCGGAACGGGCGAATATGCTAGAAAATGCGCACCTATCGGCAATTCGGGGGGGGGCAACGACACATCTATCATTACGAATGCGATAGATTATTCGGAACTATACCAGACAAGCGCACTCCCGAGAACCAAGGGGGGTACGACAACAAGTATAGAAAACTCTGTGGATTGGGAATATATAGCAAAAACTCTGGAAATGAAAGGCTTGGGGTCAGGCGGCTCAGTTCTGAGGCTGGCACGTCTGATGGGGATATACGGAAATCAGAATCAGATAAAGGCGAATATCCCTAGTAAAGATAGGAGTCAGTTTTCACAAGAGAGATATAAGTTTCTTTTGACAGCACCTTTTAACGTATCAAACAGATGTTGTAGCGTGTTCAAAAAGAACTTAAGCCATCAATACAACCATAAAAACGATATGCACCCAATATTGGGAAGTATGGCAAGTGAAAGTAGGCTAAGAACACAAAAATGGCTTGAGAATGGTTGCAATGGTTTTGATTTAAAAGAGCCTATAAGCAATCCTATGAGCTTTTGGTGTGACAATGATGTACTTGAATATATCCAGGAGCACAACCTAAAGATATGTAAGGTCTATGGGGATATCGTTACCGATTACAGATCACAAAAACAAGTTGAAGGGCAGATATCATTTGCGGATATGGGATTATTTGATAAAAAGCCTATTTTAACTACTACAGGGTGTTTAAGAACGGGCTGCATAGCGTGTGGTTTTGGACTTCATCTTGAGAAAAGACCGAACAGATTAGAACTTATTGACAAGGTATCTAATCCAAAACTAAGAGATTTTATTCTTAGAGGTGGCGCATTTGATGAATCTGGCTTATGGAAACCAGATAACAGAGGTTTAGGATTTTGGTTTGTTTTACAGTATCTAAATGTTCATGGGAATTTGGATATTTTCATTCCTGAATATGACAGATACGAAAGAGAATACGGAACAGAAGAAACAAAACTTTATTTGACTAGGAGAGAATATGGACAAGAATAACGAGGTTTTTGAAACTACAAAGATTATGGCAAACATCAGAAATCATGACTTTAGCGTAGCTGATTATAAGATGTGCAAGTCAGAGTCAGAGGTTGTTATGAGGGCGTTGGAGTCTTATTTATCGGATTTAAAATTCGATAATCTGAAAGTTGTAAATACTCTGGATTCAGCAGTTTAAGAGATACAATAACAGGGATTATTGATATGCGAAAATTGCAATTTGAGAATTATGAATCAGTTAAAAATACAATGCCACATTTTACAATCCAGGGTACTTTCCCAACTTTGAATGAATACTTATCAGCTTGTGGCAGAAACCCAAAGCAAGGCGGGCGCATGAAACGTGATTGTATGGAAACCGCATCTTGGGAGATAAGATCACAGCTTAGAGGTTATCACACCGACAATAGAGTAATTCTGCATTACATGATTTATGAGCCGAATATGAAACGGGATAAAGATAACGTATTTTGTATGATTTCAAAGTGCGTGTCTGATGCCCTTCAGGTATGTAAGGTGATTGACAATGACGGCTGGAAGAACATAGAGAACTTTACCCATGACTTTTTCATAGATAAGGTTAGACCAAGGATTGAGGTCTTTATAGAAGAGGTGACAGATGAGTGATAGCAGAGAAGATTGCAGACGGATGGACTTTGTAAGTAAGCATCAATTTCAGTGTATAGCTTGTAAGAACAGCTACAGAAAAAAGGATTGGTTTTTAGGAAGTGTTCTGCATTGTGATGTGGCTAATTCTGACATTGAAGAAGATGGATATTGTGAAGAGTATGAGGAAATGTAAGATGAACGAATTTGAAAAGGCGTGTAACACAGAGAACTATACGGGCGAAACATCACAGGAAAATGTAATCGAGTGGATAAGAGGCGATAAAAAGGTTACTGTCACTTTTGCCAACAACACCAGATATAACTCCAAAGTTAGGAAGTTGGCAGAGCAGTACCCGGATGAAGTGAAGATAGTAGCTGATAACTACGATGGCAGTTTAGTAGCGCATCTTCCGCTTTCCTACATCAAGGTATCTCATCCAAGAGTTTTGAGTGAAGAATCAAAAATTAAAGCTGCGGAAAGATTACACAGAGTACATGAAAATAATTTACCTCAAAGTGATGAATGTACTTGAAAGATTTAGGGTAAATTTCGATTTTTATTCTTTCCATGAGGAAATTATCATAAACGATATTTAATCGTGAAAATTAGCTTTTACACCCACGAAATAAATAGGTGTTGCATAAATTACTTACTAAGCACTTTATATATTGCAAAATATGTCCTTTATGGCTCAAGGAATATTATCACAGATCAGACTAAAAGCCATTTAGTATAAAGCCCCGGTGAGAATCCGGGGAGAAAGGAGAAACGTTAAGTAATTAAAAATATAGAAATATGTGAGTAAATATAGACAAATGTGTATAAGGATGGTGATGCTAATTGATTGTAAGTTACAAAACTGAAATCAATCCTACGCAAACACAGATACAGAAGATAAATCAAACGATAGGTACTTGCAGATATATTTATAATTTCTATCTTGCTACACAAAAAGAAAGATATGAACGTGGAGAAAAACTTCAATCAGCCATAGATTTTAGCAAGTGGTTTAACAATGATTATCTTCCAGACCACGAAGATATGTCTTGGATAAAAGAAGTTAGTAGCAAATCCGTAAAGCAAAGTATTACAAACGCTTATGGTGCTTATCAGAGGTTCTTTAAAAAACAAAGTAAATTCCCAAGGTTTAAGAAAAAAGGGAAGTCAGATGTGAAAATGTATTTTGTAAAAAACAATCCTAAAGATTGTGCTTGCGAAAGACATAGAATCAATATTCCTACACTTGGATGGATAAGGCTCAAAGAAAAAGGCTATATTCCAACCACTAAAAGCGGTTTAGTAATCCGAAGTGGAACTGTATCTGAAAAGGCAGGAAGATATTATGTATCTGTATTGGTAGACGTTCCACAAAAAGAAACAGAGAAGCCTACTAATCAAGGCATGGGAATTGATTTAGGTGTAAAGGATTTAGCAATTTGTAGTAATAAACAAGTCTTTGCAAATATAAATAAGTCTAAAAAGGTAAAAAGACTTGAAAAGAAACTAAAGCGTGAACAGAGAAGTTTGTCACGTATGTTTGAGAATAAAAAGAAAGGAGAGTCTACTCAAAAGAATATACAGAAGCAAAAGAGAAAAGTCCAAAGACTTCATCAAAGGTTAGATAATATCAGAACAGATTATATAAATCAGACAATAGCAAAGATAGTGAAAACCAAACCATCATATATAACTATTGAAGATTTGAATATATCTGGAATGATGAAAAATAAACATCTTTCAAAAGCAATAAGTCAACAGAAACTATATGAGTTTATGACTAAATTAACCAATAAGTGCCATCAAAATAATATTGAATTAAGAATTGCGGATAGATGGTTTCCAAGTTCTAAAATCTGTAATTGTTGCGGAAATGTAAAGAAAGATTTAAAGCTATCAGATAGGACATACATTTGTACTTGTGGATATGTAGCAGACAGAGATTATAACGCAAGTCTTAATTTAAGGGATTGCAAAGACTACAAGATAGCTTAAATAATACAAAACTACCGATGGCTTAGTCGGAAAGTTACGCCTATGGACTATACACGAACTTGTGAGTAGTTGAAATTTAACGAAAGCATATAGGAAGAAGTAGGAATTTTCTCAATGTGAGTATATTTACACACATTTTGAGTAGCAGAATAATGAAACAGAAGTCATTCACATATAACGCAGAAAACGTGTTGGACTGCTTTACTGTTGTCGGAATCGTCCACATGGAAAATGGTTGTTGCAAAGACCAGCCCGTTTTGATAACTGCAAATATTCTTCCAAACAACGAAACAAATTATTCTTGTCAGTGCGGTTGTGGAATGTGGTGTACAACAGGACACCCTACACCCGTGGGAGCATTAAGGGATTATCAAACAATGTCCAATGGGAATGTGCCATTGGAAGATGATTATCCATCAAAAAAGTAATATTAGGGGGAATTTTCATAATGGGGCAAGATTCTGATAAGAAATTCTATTGGATAAAGCTAAGGACAGATTTTTTTCAAGCTGATTCGCCAATTGATTTTCTAATGTCGCAAGAGAATGGCTGTCAGTATGTAGTCTTATACCAGATGCTATGTTTAAAAACAGCTAATACTCAGGGAGAGCTTACAACACACATCGGAGAAATGATTATTCCTTATGATGTGAAGAAAATTGTTAGAGATACAAAGTATTTTGACGTAGATACTGTAATGATTGCTCTGGAACTCTTTAAACAGCTTGGCTTGATATATGAGCAAGATAATGGAAACCTGAAAATAGCAAATTACAATCACATCGTAGGTAGTGAAAGTGCTACTCCATCAGCAATCAAAAAACGTGCTTACAGAGAGCGTTTAAAAGACAATGCTTATAACGTGGACAATGACGTGGACAAAATAGAGGACAAGGAAGTGGACAAAATGTCCGACAGAGTTAAGAGTATAGAGTCTAAGAGTTTAGAGTTAAGAGATAAAGATATTAATAACTCTTTATCATCTACTAAAGTAGATGATTGTCCTTCTTTTCAAGAAGAACCATCAGCAAAATATGTGTATCAAAACATTGTTGATCTTTGGAATACCCTTTCTGAGTTTGGAATACCAAAGTTGAACAAGATACCATCCGATTCACCTAGAGTACCTAAACTTAGAAAAAGGCTTAAGGAATATGGGGATGATTCTTTTGAGAAGATAGTGGAAGAAATCAAGAACAGCGATTTTTTACTTGGCAGAACACAAAGCAAGGGCAGACAACCTTTTAATATCAGTTTTGATTGGGTGATAAGCCCTACATATTACCCTCAGATACTAGAGGGAAAATACAGAAGTAAAGGAAATGTTCAGGCGCATACAGGGTCAGCGTTTGATTATATAGACATAGGAGAGTGAGAACATGAATAGAGATTTTCTTAAAAAGCAGATGATGAGATTAGAGGCAAATTACGGAGCAGAGAGATTCAAGATTACCAAGGAGATGTTTGAAATCTGGTATGAGTTGCTTTCTGATTTTGTGGAAGAAGGTGTTAAAGCATCAGTTAATGACTATATCAGGGAAAACGAATACCCGCCAACAGTGGCAAGTATTATTAAGATTTACAAAGAGAAAGAGCGTATTCGTGAAGAAAACAAGAAATACGTATTAGGAAAGTATAAGTATGTTTCAGGATGGTTTGATGAAGAGCCTAATGAAGAAACATACCTGGTATTTAGGGGTTATCTGTATAAGTTTCCTATCAAGCTGGTTAAGGTTAAGACGGATGAACTTGTGGAAAAACTTCTCGATTATTACCACGGCGCAGAAAACCCTCATGAGTGCATGAGTATATTGGAGTTTGTGAAAGGCATGGAATGAATGCAGAAAGACAGATTATAGGCTCGTTGCTGCTTGATTCAACGAGAATAGATGATATTCACCTGATAAGCCCTGAAATGTTCACTGAATCGGTGCTTGGCGATATTTTTAATCTCTATAAAACTGACAGAAACACAGATGCACTTGCGATAATAGCAAAGCTCAAGAGCGATTTTATGACAGAACAGATGCTTACACAGCTTATCAGCGATCTTGTCACTGAACATGATGCGGCGATATCTGATAATAACTGTGAAGAACTGATTTTTAATCAATATCGTTCTCAAAGGGTTAATGAAGTCCTAAATAAGACTCTGGTTAATCCTCAGAATATCGATAAGGCAATTTTAGAGCTTGAAGAATCTTTGGAAAGTTTCAAAAGACCGCCGGAGAAAACCAAGTATAAGACTCTTGGAGAATTGACAGCATATAAGAGTGATTATTTCGTTGAACATGAGAGAAGTAATCTGAAAATCGGATTTGCAAAACTTGATGAGGCTATTGGTGGGCTTGATAATGGCGATGTATCTGTGATAGCTGCCAGACCCGCAGTAGGTAAATCAGCTTTCTCTTTGCAGATGATTAGGAACTTTGGCAAGAGTGGGTTTAAGGTTGGTTATTTCAACTTGGAAATGTCTGAAAAGCAGATATATGAGAGAACAATCGCAGCCACAAGCGGTATAGATATGACGAGAATAAGGATGGCAACAACATTTCTGAATGACGAAAAAGAAAAATTTGATAAGGGAAATGAGAAACTTGCGGAAGAGAACAATGTTGTTACCATTTTCGGAACACAGACAATTGACTCTATCAGGGCGATTCAGAAAGTTGAGCAGTTTCAGGTAATCGTGATTGACTATATGCAACTTATAAAATCAACCAGGCAGAGAAATAACAGGGCATCGGAAGTCGGCGATATATCGAGAGGACTCAAGGCAATAGCGACAGACTTTAATATCCATGTGATTGCTTTGTCACAGCTTAACAGATCAAGCGAAATGTTAAAGGATAAAGAGCCTTTTATGTCAGAGCTTAGAGAATCCGGCGATATTGAGCAAGACGCATCGGTAATCATGATGCTATGGAATACTAACTCAGAAGATTTGTCAGAAAAGAAAATCAAGGTTGAGAAGTCAAGAAATGGTTATTGTGACAAGATACCGCTTTACTTTGACGGAAAACACATGACTTTTTCCACAATCAACGTTGAAAAAAGTGGTGATTTCCACGAAGCACCAAAAACTCAGGAAGAAGAAATAAACAATTTGTGGAGTTGAGTATGAAAAAAGAGCATAAACCATTGTTTGAAATCATAAATACTTTTTGGGTGCTGTTAAAACCATATGCCAAGGGTGATGATGAAAAAAGCTATAAGAAAATCATGAGCGATATGTTCAATATGCTCATCAAAGACCGGGGCGATAAGTTTACGGATGATTGGTATAAGTCAACAAAAGAGATTATTGATTATCCTGATAACTTTAAGGGCACAGCATATTGCGAATTTGCTGCGGAACTTGCTATGGCAATGTTGGACTATTGGACTTGCGAATACAGACTGACAGCAAATGGCAAGGCAATAACCTATCATGACTTTGCTCTGTATATCAGCAGACCATTTATCAACGAATGGGAGAGAAAACGTGAATCAGAAAATAGTCCGTGAAAAAGACGGGCAGTTAAAGATTAAATACGGCGTAGACAGGTCAGTTTATATGGCTGATTACTACCAGAAAACCAAAGAAAAACGAAAGGAAAACTACAATGCGCAGACACAATATCTTAGATGGATAGAAGTTAAGAAAACCATGAACAGATTAAAAAAACAGATAGGCACTGTAAATTTTGATCTAATCATGGGCGAGATTGGAAAGTTAGAAAAATATAAACATGAAAAGTTTTAGGCGAATATTAAAGGGCTGCTTTTCAGGAATCGCTTTTAGATTCTTGGATTGCAGCTTTTTATTTTGGGAAAGGATGAAGTAATGAAAGAGATTTGCGGTAACTGCAAGTGGAGTAAGCAAGATGTACCATTTGGGGAATTTACGTGCCATAACGAAGAGTCTGATTGCTATGGCTGTGAGTGTTCTTACACAGATTCTTGCATTGATTTTGAGAGTGAGGATGAAAGCGAATGACTTACGAGGACTTTTTAAAGAGCAAGGAATTACAGACTATTCAGGCGGGATTTGATGTTGATAAAGATGATCTCAATAAAAACCTTTTCGATTTTCAGAGAGATATTGTTGCGTGGGCGTTGAAAAAGGGTAAGGCTGCAATTCTTACAGGGTGCGGCACAGGCAAGAGCTTTATGTTGCTTGAATGGGCGTATCAGGTACACAAAAAGACAGGCGGTAACGTGCTTATCATATCGCCATTATCCGTGGTAAATCAGACCGCTAGAGAGGCGGAAAAGTTTGATATCTGCCATGTGAATATATGCAGAACACAGGCAGATGTTAAAGGGGGGCTGAATATCACCAATTATGAGATGGTTGAACATTTTAACCCTAATGCGTTTATGGCGGTGGTGCTTGATGAGAGTTCAGCACTTAAATCATACAATGCGCAGACTACAAACGACTTCATAAAGTGGTTTGCAAAAACACCTTATAAGTTGATGTGTACTGCAACAATCGCACCTAATTCTTATACAGAAATAGGCAGTAGTAGCGAATTTCTTGGAATTATGACGAGAAGTGAAATGCTTAGTTCATTCTTTGTTCATGATAGTGGAAAAACATCTGAATGGCGGTTAAAGAAAGCTGCAAAAGTGAAGTTTTGGGAATGGATGGCAACGTGGGCTATGTACTTCAATAGTCCGGCTGATTTGGGATATGACGTTGATGGTTATGATCTTCCACCACTTAATATACATACGATTCTTACAAAGTCAGAAGTAAACGACTATGAGATGTTTGTAAAGGTTGCGGAAACTCTGGAAGAACGCAGACTTGCAAGAAAAGAGTCTATGGAAGATAGAACAGATAAGGCGTTAGAGCTTACGCAATCAGATGATAGCCAATGGCTGATATGGGTTGACTACAACGATGAGTCAGATATGCTCCGTAAGAAAATTACAGATTGCGTAGAAATAAAGGGTAGTGATGAGCCTGAGAGAAAAGCACAGGCAAGCATAGATTTTTCAAACGGAGATATACGTTGTTTGGTATCAAAACCCTCGATATTTGGATTTGGGAGTAACTTCCAATCTTGCCATAACGAGATATTCTGCGGTTTAAGTGATTCAATGGAGCGTTTTTATCAGGCAGTTAGGCGTTGTTGGAGATTCGGACAGATACATGAGGTTAATTGCTACATCATTCTGTCTGAAAAAGAGATGGCAATTCTTGAAAACATCAGGAAAAAGCAAGCTCAGATGGATGAGATGCAGAAACAGATGACAGCACTAATGAGAGATGTAACTTTGTCGGAAATTAAGCATACAACAAGAATCACGACTACATATAAGCCTACAAAAGAGCTTACAATACCAAATTTTATAAAAGGAGTATGAAATGGCAAAAATCATAGATCAGTATTCAACAGATATGTACACCTTGATATGCGGTGATACTACAGAGGTTATCAAAGATATTCCAGATAACTCAGTAGGATTAGAGGTGTTTTCTCCACCGTTTTCTCAACTTTATGTTTATTCAAACTCAGATAGGGATTTGGGAAATTCAAGAAGTGATGAGGAATTTTTCACACATTTTGAATTTATCGTAAAAGACCTATACAGAATCTTGATGCCTGGGCGCATTATGGCTGTTCATTGTATGCAGATACCAGCTATGAAGGAGCGTGACGGGTATATAGGCATAAAGGACTTTAGAGGGGATTTGATAAGGCTGTTTCAGAAGTGTGGATTCATTTATCACAGCGAAGTAACTATTTTTAAGTCACCCGTAGTAGAAATGCAAAGAACAAAGGCACTTGGATTACTTCATAAACAGATAAAGAAAGATTCAAGCAAATGTCGTGTGGGGCTGCCTGATTATGTTGTATTCATGAGAAAACCGGGCGAAAACCCCGAGCCAATTTCTCATACTAATGAAACATTCCCTGTAGGTGAATGGCAAGAGGTAGCTAGTCCAATTTGGGAAGTATATCCATCTGAGGAATGGTGGAATAGAAGAAGTGACCCACAGGATATATATCCTTATCCAATTTGGATGGATATAAATCAATCAGAAACACTTAATAAGGTGTTCAGTGACCCTGATTCTGAGAAACATCTCTGCCCTTTGCAGCTTGGGGTAATTGAACGAATTGTAAAGCTTTATAGCAATGAGGGCGATGTAGTTATGACTCCGTTTGCCGGAATTTCATCTGAGGTGTATCAGGCAGTAAAGATGAATCGCAAGGGCATAGGAATTGAGCTTAAAGAAACTTACTACCAACAGGGCGTAAAGAATATGCAATCTCTGGATTTAGAACGTAATCAGATGGATATATTTGATTTTATCAAATGAGGTGAATATGGAAATTTGGAAAGAAATACCCGGATTTGAGGGAAGATATGAGGTTAGTAGCTTAGGTCAAGTAAGATCAATGCCTAGAGATGTGAATAACCACACAGGAATTATTCATCTTAAAGGAAGAATACTAAATCAAAGATATAACCATAAGGGTTATAAGGTGGTGAATTTACTTGATTGTGAGCATAAACACAAATACAGACTTGTTCACAGACTCTTGGCACAAGCATTTATACCTAATCCAGAAAATAAGCCACAAGTGAATCACATTGATGGGATAAAAGACCACAATGTTTTAGAAAACTTAGAGTGGGTAACGAATGGTGAAAATCAAATTCATGCGTATGCAACAGGATTGAATGTTCACTCAGATAAAGCTGGCAGACCCAAGAGAGCAATACTCCAAATTGATAAAAATACAAATGAAGTAATAAAGAGATTCGATAGTTTTTCAGATGCAGAGAAAGAATTTGGTAGCTATTCGACAATAAGAAGATGTTGTGTTGGCTCATCTCATACCGCTTATGGATATAAGTGGAAGTATGAGGAAAATTATGAATCACCAAAATGCAATGTTGATGAATGTAGTAGCAACGTTTGGGCGAGAGGATTTTGCCATAAACATTACTTGAGATTTATGAAATATGGCGATGTTTATACAACTAAAACAGTTGCACACGGAAAAGAATACTACCGATACAAGGACTAAAAAGGGGGTGATTATATGTACGAACAGTTTAGTATTTTTGATACTTTGCGCAAGCCGTTTACAATCGACAAGCCAATCAGACTTATTGAACTGTTTGCCTAGAAATAGGCAGGATACGGTTCACAAGCTATGGCACTAAAAAGACTTGGTGTGAATTTTGAACACTATAGAGCAGTTGAGTTTGATAAATATGCAATGGCAAGTTTGAATGCAATACATGGAACGAACTTTCCTGTGACAGATATTAGAGATGTTCACGCTGATGATTTAGGAATTATTGATAAGGATAAGTATTGCTATCTGGTTACATATTCAGCACCTTGTACGGATATTTCAAGGGCTGGTGAACAAAAAGGATTTGAAGAGGGTAGCGGTACAAGATCATCTATGTTGTGGGAAGTAAAAAGATTACTCCAAGAAATGAAGGCGGGGGGGCAGCTTCCAGACGTTTTGTTGATGGAAAACGTTGATTCTATCCATGATGAGGGAAATAGAAAACTCTTTATGAAATGGATAAATACCTTAGAGGATATAGGGTATGTGAATTATCAAAAAGACTTAACTGCTTATGATTTCGGAATCCCTCAGAACAGGACAAGAACATTCGTAGTTTCGTTGTTGGGTGAGTATAACTATAAATTTCCTAGAGAAATGCCACTCAGGTATTGCATCGAAAACTTCTATGAGGACTTAACAGAAGAACAGGCATTGCAGTTGGTAGTTAAAAGTGAGAAAGCTCATGCTTTATTGGTGGAGTTAAACGCAGATGGCAAACTTGAAAAAGCAGATTAAGGTACTCGGCAGAACGTCATCCCATCAATGGGGCATAGTAGTAGGTTCGGGGGGTATGCCCCTCTGAAACCGCATCACAACATAAATATCCTCAAATCGTGGTGAAAAGATGGAAAAGAAAATCAAGTATGTAGGGGTAATTGATAAGGATGGATTTGTAGCCGCTAACCGAGTTGTTTCAGGGGGGGGGTACTGCACCAACGATACTTTCAAGAGATTATAAAGACCCTATAAAGGTATTAAAGAAGTGGAAAAGAAAATGATTATAGTGGGTGCTATTGGAAACACGGATAGGCAAAATCGTGATGATTACCGAGTTTTGAGCGGGGGGGGTACGGTATGGACTCTCAAAGCTCATATATCAGTAGCACAGCCATTAGTGGTTAAGAGATGGATAAAAAAGTAATAGTGATTGGTCAAATGGACAATACCATAGATCATACATTTGAGTCAGCAAACAGAATATATGATGCAAGGCGTTGCTGTCCTACTATTCCCACTTGTGGGGGGGTGGATTGCAACCAAAGGTAATTAAGAAATGGAAAAGAAATACATAGGAGTCCGGCAAGCTACAAAAGACGGATATATCAAAATGGAACTAGGGGGGGTATGCGATTTGCTCTATCCATCTAGTGAATTAAGGCGTGGACGTGTTCAGGGTGGCGGTCATATCTGCCCCACGATAGCAACAAGTAATGGAGTGTGTAAGGTTATGGATTCAGAAATGATACAAGAGAAAATACCAGATGCAAAAGTAGAAGATTACCTTGTAGGTGGTAATGAAGAATATGGATATGGGATATTCAAGTTATCCACAAGGGAACTTGGCAGATTACAAGGCGTAACAGAAGAAGATATAGACAAGATGATGTCTGTTAATTCCAATACACAGTGTATGAAACAATTCGGAAATTCAATTTGTGTACCTGTACTGATGGCTCTTTTCTCACAACTTAATATTCAGGGGATAAAGCCTTGGAATGAATCTACAGATGATGAGAATTATGAGCGTTTAACAAAAGGCATGGCAATAAGTTAGTTATCAACAGCTGCGCAGCTTTGATATAGACCTTGGCGGTGACAACTATTAACAACCTGGCTATTCAGCAATAAAGGAAAGGAGAACTCCCTTCAAATAGTCAGGTGCGTTGACAAGTGTAAAACCACGCCGCCAAGGAATAAAAAGAGAGAGGGTGAAGTCATGGGGGGATTACCAAGAAGAACTAACGAAGTATTACAGGCAATCAAGAAATTCATGATTGAGAACGGAACTACGCCGACAGTAAGAGAAATAGGTGAGTTGGTAGGACTTTATAGCACATCGACAGTGCAGATTCACCTAGAGAGATTAAGAGAAAAGGGATATATCGAGCAAGTCGGTAAAAGATATAGGGTAAAGGGCATGAGGTATGTTGAAGATGAAGAATGAGAATGTAAACGGAATACTTAAGATCAATAATCTGCCAAGCTATGAGCTGGATGGGTTTGTGGTAGTAAGGAGTGATAACGCTACTCTTTGGTACTTTGGAATGTACGACACACACGAGAGGGCATTTGAGGTTGCCGTGTCATTAGGGAATGGGTTTGTAGTTGAGGTGAGGAATTGAAACCACTATACAGATACAGTTTAAATCAGGACACGGGCAAGGTTGAGAAAGAAGTCATAAAGGAATATTCGTTTTTTGAGAATAAGAATTTTTCAAGTGGCTATAAGAATCAATCATATTATCGCCACAAACAGTATGGCAGCTATCGATACGCTTACCTGGATGATTTTGAGAATTATAAAAACAATCGAGTCTATTCGTGGAGCGATGACATTGAAAACGCTAAGTACATCATATCAAGATCGCTTACAGAACGAATAGAATCTCTGGAAGAGCAGACACGGCGAACTAAATCATTATTAGAGAGGATGAGGGCATGGGAAAGTCAAGCGGAACATTAACACAGGATTTCAAGATAAAACTTGATATTGATGAATTGATAGATTACATATCTGAGCAAGTCATCAGCGCAATAGCAAACTTTAAGGATAATAAAGGGCGTTGTTATTTCAGTGATGTTGAACTTGATGAGTCGGATATTGACGGAACAATCATAACAATAACAGGCACTTATGACACATCTTATACAAGTTATTATGCACCAGCTACAAGGGAAGAGCCGGAAGAATACGAGCTAGAGTGTGATTCTATTGGTACTGATGATGCTATCTTGAATGAGATACATGAGGGCATCAGAAAATATATAAAAGTATGGGCGGTGGAAGAAAATGATGAAGATAAGCGTTTCCATGAGCCGCCGGGATATTGGGGTGAAGATGGAGAGTGCCCTCATTGCGGTTATCTCCGGCAATGGGAAGATGATAAATTCTGCGGTAACTGTGGGGCGCAGTTAATGAAAAGAGAGGATAATATATGAACGGAAGAAAATATAGTGA